ATCTGATCTGCATTACGCTAACGCCAGTTCTTCTGCTTGACGGGAGTCCGCATCAATGAAAACAACGTCTTTCTCTTTGACCGCTTCCTGAATGCCCGGAATGACCTGATTCCACAGGTACTCTTCGTCAGCATGGAGATTGCCCGCGATATTCACCGTTACCATTGATTCAGACTTGCGCTGAGTCACATCTTCCGACCCGGCTGGTGCAGATGTTGTGCCGCCTGACGTAGAAGGAGCAGACGAAATACCGCCGCCACCCCCGCCCCCGCCCCCGCCACCTAGACCAAGCCCTGCCATAGATGCAATGTTAGAAACACCGAGGGCATAGATAGCGGCTGCAAAGATCGGGCCGAGAGGCCAACCCCATTCCAGCGCCTTAGTAGCGCCCGCATGAGTAGAAGCCCACGCCTCTTTGATGCGCTCACGGTTCTCCGCTGCTCGTGCAGCAGCCATAAGCACTTTATTCTTACCAATAAACTGCTTAACACCACCGAGCATGGTATCTTGGAATTTTTTCTTCTTCTCTGCTTCGTCTGCTGCTGCATCAATGGCCTTCTTAGATGCCTCTGCTTCAATCCGCACCTTCTCATTAACGATGTCGCGCAGAATAGAGTTTGTTTCATCACCCATGCGCTGCATGAGTTCTTTTTTGTACTCAATCTCTTCTTCTTCACTCATCGGCAAGCCCAATGCTTCCCGCGCTTCCATTTCGGCTTCATGCTCAGCAAGAACTTTTCCTGCTGCTGCGGCTTTCGCCATTTCCAGCATGGCCTCATCCGTGGTGGCTCGACCCGCGATCAAGTCCTCTTCAAGTTTCCGCTTGATAGCTAACTCAGCCTCTGCCTCGGCTTGCATGGCTTGAATAGAAACTTCTGAACGGGCTTGCAGTGCTGCCCGGTGCTTCTCAAGATCAAAACCTTCCTCAGCAGTGCCGCCACCAGTAACACCGCCACTAGACGCCTGAGAGTCGTTCAGAGCATCCTGCTTCTGCTTGAGTGCAACGAGCCAGTTTTGCTGACCCATAAGAAGCTCATTCTGAACCGCAATCTCTTCGTTGATGCGCTTCAGCTTCTCTTCATTTACAAAGAAGTCATCCGCCTCATCTGCGTATTCCTCACGAAGCTCAACAATCTTCTCTTCAATCTTTTCAATCTCGCGGGTGGCTTTACGCACGTTACCCGCAAGAATGTTTGCCTCGTCACCCCACCCGAACTGACCGAGAATCGGGCCGAGCTTATTGATGATTTCAGTGGTCTTTGTCGCCAGTGCGGTAATGGCATCAAGAACACCCGACTCCGCAATATCTGTCTTAAGCTCAAACATCGCATTGCCGAAGCGGTTGTAGGCTGCTTGAGCATCATTAGCAGCATTCTCCACCTCTGAGCCAAATGTGTTGCGCAACTCACGCGCCATAGCAGGGAGCAAACGCTCAGCGGTCAACTCGCCCGCCTTCAACATATCGTCCAGTTCTGCGGTTGTAACACCGATTGATCGCGCTGCGATCTGGAATGCACCCGGCAGACGCTCACCCAACTGGCCACGCAATTCTTCCGCAGATACCTTGCCCTTTGAAATAATCTGCTCAATGGCAGTAAGTGCGCCGTTCGTCTGGTCAACCGACAAAGACATGACGCGAGATGCTTCTGCAACAGCAACAAAGATTTCCCGCGCATCCTTGCCCTGTAGGGATGTGCCTTGAGCGGCAGCAGTCAGTTTTGCATACGCAGTCGCTGACGTTTCCAGTTCCAGACCAAGCCGATGAGCCTCTTCACGGACAAAGTTGAACTCACGCTTACCCGCAGACGCTGAACCCGCAGCAGCAGAAAACGCCCGCTCAAGACCTTGCATGGCAATACCGGCCTGATAAATCTCTTTGACCGCCAATGCCGAAAGCGCACCAACAGCAACCGCTTTGAACGAATTGAACGAGCGGGAAACGGTTTTCAGGCGGCTTTTCGTCCGACTTTTATACCGATCTAAACGCTTTTCAGCCTTGTCCAACGCCTTAACAAGTTTTACCTCGTTTGCCGTTAGCTCAAGTGATGCCGATGCTACTGGTTGCCCCATTATCCACCCGTTGCAGCTTTCATCGCCGCAATCTGCTCCGCAATCTTCTCCTTCGCAGAGCGGAAAAGCCGCCTACGACCAGAAAGAAAGTCTTTTGATTTAATTTGCTTCTTGTAGTTGCCGGATGCGTTGCAAACCGTTGCCTGAAGAGCGGCAAAGCGTGAATCCATATCAGAACCGGGAGGCTCTAGGTCAAAGTAAGCTATCCACTCACCCAACTCCCTAGAGCCACCCAAATCACGCAACAACTCAGCCTTTGTTTTTCCTAGAGCTAAAGCCAACCGCATTACAAAAATCGAATACGGCTGGCGCTCTAGTTTCCCGCCTGTTCTGTGATTTCCTCGGTAGCAAGGCCAGAGACACGCAAGCAATCCATATAAAGACCTGTAACAGTCTTAAACCGATGCTGCGCCAACTCCTTAGCGGACTTCTCTCGGTCTTTAGGCTTGACCAGAAGCGCCCCGTCCTTGTCACACAGATGAAGGACAATCACCCGCGCCGATTTCAGCGCAGAATACTCATCCTCTTTCGTGTCGCTATCCACCGTCAGAAACTGCGCCATAGCGTCAGCATCCATTTCACGGAGGAACACCGTTCCAAGTCCGTCAACCTCGACCGAATCAACCCGCAAGGGGTTTTCCTTACGCGCATCAACGATCTGCGAGAAACTAGTAATTTCGCTCATACCCTCTCTCCTAATTACTCTTAGTTAGTCCAAGTCGGCTGACCAGAAACCTTGATAGAGATGCTGCCAGTGATTGCACTGTTCGCCTCGGTGTTCATGCTGAAGGACTCAACAACACCCACGAAATCAACCTGCGTAGCGGGGCTGTTAGACCACACAATTCGATAGTTGAAGCTATTGGCGTTGTTGATGTCTGAAATACGATCACGGAGAGACTGTTGATTGGCGTTTGAACTTACCCAGTTGAACTCGATAGACACCGAACCACCGTCACGCATACCGGAAATGAACTCCTTGTAACCGCCCGTTGTATCCAAAGAGGACACATCAATAAGCTCACCAGAGAGTTCCGGGCCGCTGATGCTCAGAACTTCAGCGACTTTCGTGAATGACTCAGGACTTCCACCGTCACCAAGCTGAAACTCAGTTCCGACCCCTGCTGTTGCGTTTGTCATGCTTTTACCTCACAAAAAAGCCCGCATGACAGCGGGCATAAAAAAACCCGCCGAAGCGGGTTAAAAGTTGAAATTGGTTATTCGTGATAGGTGAACACGAAACTCATATTCACCCTTCGAACTTCATCGTCCCCATCGAACTCGGAAAGGTCGTTCTCCCCCTCCAATCGCCCGAACTTCACAGGAACATCACCCAAATCGCTATTAACGACCTCCAATGCCGCCCGAACCTTGTCCGCCAAGTCTTTGACAGTCACGGGACTCGTACCCCACGCATCCACCTGTATGCGAACATCCGTCAGCGTATCCACACCATCCAGAAACTCGCGCCGGGTAGTGCTTACTCGCTGATAAGTAATGCAGGGGTATATCGTGTTTTGTGGCATCTGCTCAAAATAGATGCGGTCAGAAACAACGGCAGATACAGCAGCATCATTTTCAAGGGTTGAAACAACCCCAAATTCAATTCTCATCCGTACTTAGCCTTTGCCTCTTTCCTGAGCTTCTTAATTCGCGCCTCAGTGCGCTTCGCAAGTGTTTCCTTGAACACACTCACCGACTTGCGCCACGTTTGGTCGAAAGCTGGCTGCAAGAAGGGTCTTGCACCGACCTGCCTATTCCCTACACGGAAACCGAACTCAACCAAATGACCGTGACGGATACCCTGCTTAATGCGCTTGCCATCCAGCCCCTTTCCATAGTGGGACAGATAACGAGCAATAGCCTTGTTGTCGGTGCGAACAGGGAGAATCCAGACACGGGACACCATGCCGCCGCGCCGCCCCTTTCGGTTCGCTTTGATCTTGATGGACTCTGCCAGAGCGCCGGAAGTCTTGACCGCGTTCCGCCGCGCTGCGTCTGCCATCGGTTCAGCCGCTTTTTTTAGTGCGGATGTGACTGATTTACGCTGCCAGTCTATCGGCAGTTGCTGCAAAACGTGGACGTAAGGCCGAAAATCAAAGTTGTGCTTCTCTTTGTAGTTGTATTCCAACTAGCCATGCTCCACGCACATCAGTTCAATCATCACG